ATGCACCAGTTCCTTGCTCAATTTGATTGGGCTAACAGCTTAGCTATTGCGCACAACGCCCCGTTCGATGGTGCAATTTTGAAGTGGGTCTACGGACTCAGCCCTAAAGGTTGGCTTGATACTTTGTCTATGGGCAGAGCGCTACACGGTACGGAGGTAGGTGGTAGCTTGAAGGTGCTAGCTAATTACTACGGCCTTGGCGAGAAGGGTACGGAGGTTGAGAACGCCTTGGGTCTGCACCGTGCCGACTTCAGCCCCGAGCAGTTGGCTAGGTACGGCGATTACTGCAAGAACGATGTGGCGCTTACGTGGGAATTGTTTGGGCAGATGAGCAAAGGTTTCCCCAAGGTTGAGTTGCGCCTGATCGACTTGACTGTGCGTATGTTCACCGAGCCGGTACTGCGCTTAGATACCGTTTTGTTAGACAGCTACTTAGAAGAGGTTGTGAAAAAGAAGCGCTTTGCACTGGCTAACTACGACCGCGATGATTTGATGAGCAACCCAAAGTTTGCCGAGTTGCTTGTAAAGCTTGGTGTCGAGCCGCCTATGAAGGTCAGCCCCGCGACGGGCAAACAAACCTTTGCATTCTCCAAGACAGACGAAGCGTTCAAGGCATTGCTTGAACATGAAAACCCCGAGGTACAGGCTTTAGTAGCAGCGAGATTGGGCACTAAATCTACAATAGAAGAGACAAGAACTGAGAGGTTCATTGGTATTGCCAAGCGCGGTGCGTTACCTGTACCCCTACGCTACTATGCCGCGCACACTGGACGTTGGGGCGGGGATGACAAGCTGAACTTGCAGAACTTACCACGGGGTTCTGTGCTTAAGAGTTGCATCGAAGCGCCGGATGGGTATCTGATGATTGACTCAGACTCATCACAAATTGAAGCCCGTACGCTGGCATGGCTTGCAGAACAGAACGACTTGGTAGATGCGTTTGATAGGGGTGAAGATGTTTATAAAATTATGGCGTCTGCTATCTATAACAAAGATGTGTCAGCGATTACAAAAGACGAGAGGTTTGTTGGCAAGACTACGATTCTTGGTTGCGGCTACGGCATGGGGGCAAAGAAGTTCCAAGCGCAACTCAAGAACTTTGGTGTGGCGATTGATTTGGACGAAGCGACACGCATTATTGACACGTACCGCGCAACGTATCCGAAGATTGTTGAGCTATGGAAGTCTGCGGCGTCAGCCCTAAAGTCCATACTACAGAAACAGCACACCACGCTAGGCCGAGGCGATATTTTAAAAGTCGAGGGCGTCAAGGGTATTTTGTTACCCAACACCTTGTACTTGCGTTACCCCAACTTGCGTAAGCTCCAAGACGATGACGGCGAGATCGAACTTGTATACGACACCAAGAAGGGCAAAGCAATTATTCCAACACGCATCTACGGCGGCAAGGTGATTGAGAACGTGTGTCAAGCCTTGGCTCGGATTGTGATCGGTGAGCAGATGCTATTGGTTGCGAAGAAGTACCGAGTGGTTATGACTGTGCATGACGCTATCGCTTGCATTGTGCCGTCTGAACAGGTTGAAAACGCTATGGAGTACGTTGAGATGTGCATGCGTACACGACCAGATTGGGGCATGGATTTACCACTGAACTGCGAGGCAGGGTACGGGAGAAATTATGGAGCATGCTAATAAGCCACTTATCGACAAGTTTTTTGACCGTGTTACATCTAATGATCTTGGATTGCCGACTGAGTTCCGGCACAACGTACCGAAGAAGGATGTGCAAACATTTATCCTGTCGCCCGAAGTTGCGTTGAGCGCCGAGATGCTTGTGCGTTCTAAGTCTTTCAAGATGCCTAACCTTGCTGAATTGCGTATGCCGTACCCGCATACGGTGATCGAGTACCCGCTAACAGAGGACATTCGCAAACTGCGGCACAACGGCACTATAAACGGCATCGTTGAGATAACACGCATCGGCGCATACATCCAAGAAATCAACGAAGGTGTGTTTACTTGTTTGCCGTATTGGGAGTTTGTTGACGGTCGTATTCAGCATAGCTTTTTTATGTTTTTATTTGGCATGAATGCGCTTGGCGCACTTAAAGTGTCCCTTAGCTCTAGGGTCAACGGAGAGGATGCTATTGATTGCAACATCGTACCGTGCACATCGTTTATCGTAGCCGCAGAAAAAGCGGGGGTTCCACCCGAGCGATTTAAACAACTATTTGCAGCGCCTGAAACACAACAACATATCAGGGAAGCTGCCACAGAAATTCCATGTCTTATGTTTGCCTCCTATCTCTTGCTTAGCTGTAAAAGTGGAGTAGGTCGGACTAAAGTTTCCGCACGAGTACCCCCTAAAGGCATGAAGCTTGGCGGTAAAAAACAGAAAGCATACTCTGCTAGTGCGTACACACTGCTGCATTTGGAAGAGATTGAGAGCGCCACCACCGAGGGTGTTGTAAGTCGCCGTTCAGATATTTCAGCCCACTACGTGCGAGGCCACTTTAAGCAGCGCAAAAGCGGTATCTATTGGTGGAATTCATTTGTGCGCGGTAACGGGGAGCCCCGTAAACGCGAAGCTTACTTGGTGAAAGACTATGGAGCATGCTGAAAATGGAATGCGCATACTGTGGAAGTACATCAACAAGAAGACAAGAGACATTCACTATTCATGGGAACGCTGGAGTCGAGGCGATGCCTACGGATTTTGGGAAGTTAGATTCCCTCCCGAGCAAGATTAACCAACTGAAAAAGAAGAGGGGCAACAATGTTTAAATATTTATGGACAGAACTCAAGCTGATGCTCAAGACCGTTACGCCGATTCAAGCGGTGACACATGAGCTACTTCACGCAGAACACGCTCTATTACAGGCAGAGTCAGGCGTGGAATATGCGACTGCACTGGTGGCGTACAACAAGAATCGGGTCAAGCGCTTGAGGGCGTATTTGGATAAGACTGAAGAAGTGAAGGAGCCGACATGAACTGCGACACAGGAGCAATCTGCCCACATACGCCTCAGTGTGACCACATTTGCCAAGCCATCGAAACCCGCAAAATCAAGCCGTATCCGGCAATACCTGATGACATTGAGCCAGTGCCGCAAGTGTGGCAAGTGGTTGGCAGCGTTTTAGTTGGTTTTGTGCTGGTGGCGCTGGTAGTGATAGCCGCCCTGTTTTTCTTTACTGGGCTTTACATTTGGAGCTTGTTGATATGACCAAAGACGAAGCACTGAAGCTGGCGCTGGAGGCGCTGGAAGAATACCATTAAGCGCACTGCTGACCTGACCACGATTCACACATGCACACCACCAAGGGAAAACACATGAACTTTGGCCAAAATAAACTTATCGATGGGTTGGTTGAAGACCTATTAAAAACAATCCACAAATACGATGACTCTCTGTACATGGCGACTGTGATTGGCTGCATGGAGATTGTTAAACAGCAACTGATTGATGAGGCAAAGGAGGACGGGCATGACTGAAGAAGACGATGATACACAGGTGTACAAGAAGCCGTGGGTAAACCTGAGTGATTCACAGATAGAAGCGATCTACTACGAGGTGGTAGCGGAACACCGAGGTGCGCCTATGCCTTGGGGACAAGTAGTGTTTGCAAAAGCGGTGCAAGCTATGTTGAAGGAGTTGAACGCATGACACTACAAGAACAGTTTGGGCAAGCCAAAGTACAGCTTGAACAACTTGTCGCAGGTAGGCCGAAGTTTTATCGTGCATGGGAGGACACATGGGCTACGTTTCACGAAGATCCAGCCGCTTTCCGCAAGGCATACGACAGCTTGTACGGCTATGACGTTGAGAAGAACAAAGTTTGGGACGAAGTAAAGCGTCTGAGAAAAATAATTGAGGAGAACGCATGACCTACGAAGAGTTCATTGACTTTGTTAAATCAGAGTGTATGCACGAAACCATTTACGAAGACAGCGAAGGCAGACTAATCCTTGTGATTGATTTGCTGAGCGCATACGTCATGGTGAACAAACTCAAGGAGAATTGGAAAAAACCATACGGCCCAAAGGTGAACACATGAGGCCGCACTTTAATTTCCATCGGCGCATTGGTCTCACCCCCAGCGTTGGGGTTGAGTTTGCCAACTACAACTCAAGTGGGACAATCATCCTGCGTTTGTGGTGGTCTGCGGTTACATGTACGTTTGATGTCCCCAAGCGGTATCGGAAAGTGGAGGACGAAGAGACCCGTTTTTACAGACAACTCAGGGAGAACATATGACAATACAGCTTGCAGCCGACGATGGGGATTTTTACGGATTGCCCCGTGACTCGGTAAGTTCGTCAAACGCGGGCGGCAATGGCGTGACTGCTGGAGAGACAGCACCTATTAACGTGGGGGTAAAGCGGTGATTAAGTACGACGGCTACGACGAAGCGATCATTGGGCCAGCGTATATCTGGCGTGACAGTACGCACGTATCTGTATTGGTTTACGACGCGGAGAAAATACGGGATATTCTTATGAAGCGTGATGGCATGTTGCACGAGGACGCACGTGAGTTTATTGAGTTCAATATTGAAGGCGGCTACTTGGGTGAACAAACCCCTGTGCTAGTTTGGCCTAATGACCTATGGGATTGGGATGAGTCATGAGTATCGTTTGGTCATTCAGCAGCCTAAAAACATTTCAGCAGTGCCCTAAGAAGTACTACCACACTAAGATAGCTAAGGACATTGTCGAACCTGACACAACGGCAACGCTGTATGGCAAGACTGCTCACACTGTGGCGGAGGAATACGTCAAAGATGGAGTCCCGATCCCTAAAGCGTTTGCGTATATGCAAGCTACTCTAGACGTTCTAAAAGAAATCCCCGGAGACAAATTATGCGAGGTAAAGCTTGGGTTGACAAAGAACTTGGAAAGTTGCGATTTCGATGCACCGAATGTGTGGTGGCATGGGATAGCCGATTTGGTAGTTATCAATCGGGAGACTGGGACGGCTCACTCGGTCGACTACAAGACAAGCAAGAATGCGAGATATGCGGACGTGAAGCAACTCGATCTTGTAGCCTGTGGCCTGTTCGCCAAGTTTCCGGAAGTCAAGAGGGTGAAGTCTGCTCTCCTTTTCGTGGTGAGTAAGGAGTTCGTCAAGGCTGAGCACCATTCCGAGATGTTGATTAAGTACATGGAGTCCCCCTCCAAAGATGTTGCAAGAATTGAGGCGGCATTGGACAATGGTGTCTGGAACCCAATCCAAGGCCCACTGTGCAAGTTCTGTGCAGTGAGAGATTGTGAATACAACAGGAGCTAAAAATGGAAAATGATTATGTACGCGCACGGAAGACAGACCCCTCGACAAGCCATGAGGCAGCGGATAGAGTAAAAGAGTTTGTTCACGCGCACTACCAACAAATACTGCAAGCTTTACTAGACCACGGCCCATTAGGTAAAGACGGTATAGCTAAGAAAGCTAATACGAATAACCGTGAGGATGGGGTTGCTATATCTCGCCGACTGCCTGAGTTGCAGAAGATGGGTTTGGTACTTCTTACAGGTGAAAAAGTTCAGTCGCGTAGTGGGCGCAATGAACGTGAGTGGGTAATTAACCAAGACGCTTATAAAGAAAGGGTCAAACAAAATGCCATACGTAAACAAACCCCGTCCGTATAAAAAAGAGTACACCCAACAAATTACACGAGGAGAAGCTGATGAACGGCTGGAGCGACAACGAGCACGAGAGTCAATTGACAAGAAAAGTGCCGACACAAACAAAGACGGACGTGCTGATGTCCGCGAAGGCAAAGATGTTGCTCATATCAAAGCACTATCTAAAGGGGGCGCTAATAAAAACGGAGTCAAGCTTCAGTCGCCTTCAGCCAACCGATCGTTTAAGCGTGGCTCAAACCACAAAGTAGTGTCAGAAGTAAGCACCAAAGAACGTAAGAAAAAATGAACCTATCAGAATATACGTGGCCCCGCCCACCGGGGTTCACGCCGTTTGAGCATCAGAAGACTACATCAGAATTTCTCACCATAAACCGCAAGGCGTTCTGCTTCAACGAGCAAGGTACAGGTAAGACAGCATCAGTTATTTGGGCTGTGGACTACTTGATGTCCATTGGTTTAATTAAGCGTGTGTTAGTGATCTGCCCTCTGTCGATCATGAAGTCGGCTTGGCAGAACGACTTGTTTAAGTTTGCTATCCACAGAACCGTATCAATTGCTTACGGAGCCGCACGTAAGCGCAAAGAAATTGTGAACGCTGGTGCTGAGTTTGTCATCATCAACTTTGATGGCGTTGGCATCGTTAAAAAAGAAATCATTGCCGGTGGGTTTGATCTCATCGTAGTGGACGAGGCGTCAGCCTATAAGAACGCGCAGACTGAGCGTTGGAAAGACTTGCGCGATTTAGCAAAGAACATCAAGGGCTTGTGGATGCTGACTGGTACGCCTGCTGCGCAGTCACCTGTGGATGCTTACGGATTGGCAAAGCTTGTGAACCCCAAGGGTGTGTCGCCTTTCTTTGGTCAGTTCCGAGACACGGTGATGATGAAGCTCACTATGTACAAGTGGATACCGAAGCCGACCGCACAGCTAATTGTCCACAAAGCCTTGCAGCCAGCCATTCGGTTTGAGAAAGCCGACTGCCTTGATTTGCCGCCCGTTACGTTTGTTGAGCGAGACGCACCACTGACCCCGCAGCAGTTAAAGTTCTACAACATACTTAAGAAGCAGATGCTGATCGAGGCTGCTGGCGAAGAGGTATCAGCCGTTAACGCTGCCGTACAGATTAACAAACTCCTGCAAATAGCTGGAGGTGCGGTGTATACGGATACAAAGGAAGTCATTGAGTTCGACGTAAGTAGCCGACTGAATGTGGTGCAAGAAGTCATCGAAGAGTCAAGCCACAAGGTGCTTGTGTTTGTTCCGTTTACGCACACCATACAACTGCTTGAGAAGCACTTACAAAAGAACAACATTACGTGCGAAGTAATTAACGGCGCGGTTCCTGTAAACAGGCGCTCAGACATTGTCAAGCAGTTCCAAGAGCAGCCAGAGCCAAAGGTGCTAATCATCCAGCCGAAGGCGGCGTCACACGGGTTAACGCTAACTGCCGCCAACACAATCATTTGGTATGCTCCATGCACAAGTGTTGAGACGTACCTACAAGCTAACGCACGTATCGACAGACCGGGGCAAGTCAACAACATGACTGTGGTACACATCAAGGGTAGCCCCATCGAGGCCAAGATGTACGCACTGCTTCAGGGCAACATTAACAACCACCAAAAAGTAATCGACTTGTACCGCCAAGAAATTTCTTCGGAAACTCTTGACAATGTAAAAAGTTAGAGTAGAATTAGATTTGTGTGGGCCTTTGCCGCCACACACTTAACCATTAGGAGAATTAGATGGACGAAGACGTCAAGGACAGAGTCACCCCCGTAGATTTGGACAAGCTGACCACAATCTACATCAAGATTAGAGACGCCCGTGCCGACAACAAGCGCACGTTTGAGTCTGAAGACAACGAACTTAAAGAGCAGATGGAAGTGCTAGAGGCACAGATGCTCGATGTATGCAAAGAGATGAAAGCGGATAGTATCCGCACCCCACACGGCACGATCATTCGCTCGGTAAAGTCACGGTACTGGACGAACGATTGGGATTCAATGTACGACTTCATAGAGGAGCACGGTGCATTTGGCCTGTTAGAGAAGAGACTTCATCAAACAAACATGAAAGACTTTCTCTCTGAGAATCCCGAAGTTCTACCACTTGGCCTCAATGTGGAGAATTCTTATTCCGTGGTAGTTAGACGTTCAAAGGAAAAATGAAATGAGTAATGTCATGGTCATCAACGAAGACTTGCCTGACTTCCTGCAAAGTGCAGGGGTTAGCGAGCTTACAAAACAACTCGCCGGTAAGACTGGCGTTAAGCGCATCGTGCCTAAAAACGGAATCTTCCGTAAGACGGTCGGTGGTGAAGAGATGGGGAAAGTCAAAGGCAGCTTAGACGTCATCATCGTTAACGCATCTCCCGCTGTGGGCCGCATCTTCTACGTAAAACCGTGGAGTCCTGATGCCGAGCCGACTGCGCCCGACTGCTTCTCTAACGATGGTCGCACACCTGATGCCGGTGCAGAGAACCCACAAGCTGAGCGTTGCGACAACTGCCAACAGAACATCAAGGGTTCGGGCATGGGCAACTCAAAGTCTTGCCGCTATTCACGCCGTATCGCTATGGTGCTGAAAGAGGATTTCGGTACTTCACTTGAAGGCGAAGTCTATCAAATGAACTTGGCGTCCAAGTCATTGTTCGGTGAGGGCGCGGGTGAAAACACGCACACCTTTGAAAACTACTCCAAGTATTTGTCCAACAACGGCAAGAGCTTGGACTACGTTGTTACGCAGATCAGTTTCAACGAAGAGAACGATAACCAGTCTGTGCTGTTCACGCCGACTGGCTACATCAACAAAGCGCAATTTGCTGTGACTAGCGAAGTAGCTAAGAAACCTGACGTGTTGAGGATGGTCGTTATGACACCATACCAAGCTGACATGGCGGGCAAGCAAGCTAAGTTAGATGCACCAGTTTCCAAAGCCACTGCGCCTAAAGCTGAGTCTTCCATTGAAGAGCCAACTAAGCGTGAAAAGAAAGCTGAACCTAAACCTACAGTTAAGAAAGACCTTGACTCTGTGGTGAAGGCTTGGAGCGACGAGGAATAACTATGCCCTACGGTTACAGCCAAAGCTTGGTGTACGCAAATAAACAAGCAAACATTAAGTCTTTGGGTGTGGCCTTGGGACGTGTTTGTATTCGTGCGGACATTAGCGTTAGCGAGGTTGCAGGGTTCTTCGGGGTATCTCGGATGACTATCTACAATTGGTTCAAGGGGGACTCTGTCCCCTACCCTTGCTACGCTGAAGTCATCAGCGAATACATCACCCGCACCAAAGCTACCATCCAAACAAAGTAAAACATGTCATCTTTCGATCTGCTTGATGCGGTACTGCCACCGGAAGGGCGCTACTGTGTGATAGGGATTGGCAAGTATCCTGACCAACATTTTGTAGAGACTAAGGAACAGGTTGAAGAGTTAGCGAAGGGGTTTGTTAAACGCAAGATTGACGTGTTCTTTGGATGCGCCAAGTTTGGTTCGTTAGACAACCGCACCCATGAAAATGCAAAATACTTCCGTGCTCTGTGGATGGACATTGATTGTGGCCCAACCAAAGGTGTACCCGACAAAAAAGGCATTATCAAGGGCTATCTCGATCAGCAAACTGGACTCGACGAGTTCAAGAAGTTCTGCATTACGGTCGGCTTACCAAGGCCAATATTAGTTAGCTCCGGCTACGGCATACATGCGTACTGGCTGCTAGAAGAAACAGTGTCCCGCCGAGAGTGGGAGCCACTAGCCAATAGGCTTCGTGAACTGTGCGTTGAGCAAGGGTTAATTGTGGACTCCTCAGTCTTTGAGGCTTCACGTGTCCTGCGCATCCCCGGCACATTCAATTTTAAACAGGAAGACCCTAAAGAGGTAACAGTACTAAACGAGTTGACGCCTCGCATGACATACCAAGAAGTTAAAGACTTGCTTGGTGCGCCTGAACCAAAGGACGATACACCCGATTTCATCCCTCGCTCAATGAGCCCGATGATGGAAGCACTCATGGGTAACAAAGTCAAGCGGTTTAAGACGATCATGATGAAGGGTGAGGGCGGGTGCGCTCAACTTAACTACTGCTTTGAAAACCAAAACAGCATCGAAGAACCGTTATGGCGCTCCGCTCTTTCTATTGCAGCTTTTTGCGTAGACGGAGATAAGGCTGTACATAAACTGTCAGACCAGCACGAGGGCTACGATGCCGTAGAAGTTGACAACAAGGTTAATAACCTACGTAGCAAAGGTGGCCCACACCACTGCGCGACATTTGCAAAACTCAATCCGCAAGGCTGTGAGGGTTGCATCCATAGAGGCAAAATTAAATCGCCCATCATGCTCGGCGTTGAGATTGAAGAGGCCGATGCAGAAGATAACGAATACGCCGTTGAAGATGAAGACGGTGAGGTTGAAATACAGCACATCCCAGAGTATCCGTTTCCGTTTTTCCGTGGCAAGAAGGGTGGCATTTACATTCGCCCCGAGAGCGAAGACGAAGAGGCCGAGCCCAAACTTGTTTACGAGCATGACTTTTACGTAGTCAAGCGCATGCGTGACCCCGAGCTTGGCGAGATAGCTTTGTTTCGTTTGCACTTACCGCACGACGGTGTCCGAGAGTTCAGCATCCCTACGATGGGTATCTCTTCACCCGATGAGTTGCGCAAACAGTTGGCACACAACGGAGTTGTAGCTCATAAGTCACAGTACGAATTACTCGCAAGATACGTTGTTTTCTTTATAAAAAATTTGCAATACATTAAAAAGGCAGAAACCATGAGAACTCAGTTTGGTTGGGTAGAGGGGGACAGCAAGTTCATCCTCGGTGATCGAGAGATTACAAAAGACGGAGTGTTTTACAGCCCGCCGTCGAGCGTTACAAAAGATGTTGCCGCAAAACTAATTGTTAAAGGCACGATGGAGAAGTGGAAAGAAGCGTTCAACATGTACGCTAGAAAGGGGCTCGAACCCCATGCGTTTGCCGCGCTCACAGCGTTTGGCTCACCACTGCTGAAGTTCACAGGTCTTGAAGGCGCGATCATCAACGTGATTCACCCTGACTCTGGTTCGGGCAAGTCGACGGCATTGTTTATGTGCAACAGCGTGTACGGTCAGCCCAAGGAGTTGACCTCCATGTACAAGGATACGTTCAATGCAAAGATGCACCAGCTTGGTGTGATGAACAACCTGCCCAACACCATCGACGAGATTACCAACCTCAGTGGCATGGAGTTCTCTGACTTGGCGTACAGCATTAGCCAAGGCCGTGGCAAAAACAAAATGAACGGCTCAACAAACACTCTGCGTGTTAACAACACTAGCTGGCAGGGCACGACTTTGTGCTCGGCAAACGCCAGCTTCTACGAAAAGTTAGGTGCGGCAAAGAATACACCCGATGGCGAGTCTATGCGTCTGCTCGAGTACAAGATCGAACCTAACAGCGCGATTGGTGTGCAGGAGGGCAAGCAGATGTTTGACCACCAACTGCGTGAGAACTTTGGCCATGCCGGTGAAATCTACATCCAGTGGCTTGTCAATAACTTGGAAGAAGCAGTAGCCCTGATGCGTAAGATTCAGGCTCGGCTCGATAAAGAAGTACAGTTTAGTCAGAAGGAGCGTTTCTGGTCGGCTGTATCAGCTTGCAACATAGCTGGTGGTTTGATTGCGTCCCAACTGGAACTGCACGACTACGACATGAAAGCTGTGTACGACTGGCTCAAGGGTATGCTTAACGAGATGCGGTTTGAGATCCAAGCACCTAACTCAACACCCGTAACAATCCTTGGTGAGTTCGTTAATGCGCACATCAATAACGCCCTAGTAGTGAACGGTGAAGTCGATTCTCGTAGCAACCTACAGTCCATGCCTATGCTCGAGCCCCGTGGAGAGCTACTCATACGCTACGAGCCAGACACTAAGGAATTATTTATTGCGGCCAAGCAATTCAAAGACTTTTGCGTCAAGCAGCAGATCAACTACAAGACTACTCTGAAAGAGTTGGGCAATGCCAAGATTTATGTGGACGGTGTGAACAAGCGGATGTCCAAGGGCATGAAGGTTGTGTCCCCCGCAGTTCGGGTGCTGAAGTTCGATGCCTCAGCCGCCGAGTTCTTACAGATGGATACTTTTGCGGTTGCAGATGAAAATAGAGACGGTGTCGTACCAGATTGACTGGTCTAAGTTCCGGCGCGGCTATTCTTTCTTTGTACCCTGCATTGATGATAAAGCCGCCCGGAGAACAATTGCGGCAATAAGTAAGCGGCTAAAGATGCCTACAGTTACGAAGGTAGTTATAGAGGAAGGCATCAAAGGTTTGCGAGTGTGGCGGGTTTGAGCTACACTGCTCATGTTGGCTTCTCGCAGTTGCTGACGTTGCTACTCCTCTTTATCCCCGGCTAATCACCGGGGATTTTTTCTGCCTTTCGTTTAGCCGCCATCTCAGTGGCCCGTCGATCTAGACGATCTTGCAGCTTGTCCGCAGCTTCTCCAACGATTGAAACATTCTTCTCCGTGACGTTCACACCTGCACGAGAGCTTGCACGTTGTTCAGCCTTCTTGAGAAGCGAATTGTAGATGGAGTCGGCATCAAGTGCGTAAGACGGGTTCTTCTTGTTGAACTTAGAAACTTCGTTCTCTATGATGTCGGCAAACTTATCATCCCCTGCATCGGTCTCTTTACGGCGTTGGAAATCAAGTTTGTTCAGTATCAAGTTGCGTTGGTTATTGATTTTTTGCTCGATACCCGAATATTTAAACGCTGGGCCTTGAGTAGCGGCAAGGATATCAGGACGGAAACCAATTGCTTGGCCAATTATTTCACCCGTTTTTACATCGTCTTTGCCGACTAACTCCTTGCCGCGACCAGTCTGCATACCTTCGTCTGCGTATTTGTTAGCAACTACAAGGTTACGAACCACAGCGGGGAGCATGCGCTCCAACATCTTCTGGTAGTCACCCATTGCGTAAGCATCGTAGGCATCGGCAAAACCTAACATCAAACTGGCAGTCGGGCCACCAAAGTGATCCAGCATAAAAGCAATTGCGCTTTCACGAGAAGTCTTAGTCTCTTTGCTGTCACGCCCAAATAGATCGGCTAGTCCAATACGAGCACCAATAGCCCATCCGGTAAGCGCATTAAATGGGCCTTCTTTAACGAGGTCGCTTACGGGCACGCCGCCAAGCGTAACGTCGCCTAACTTATCGGGGAGAAGTACTTCAAAGAACCAAGTAAAGAAGTCAATATTTTTAAGTTCTTCAGGCCAGTCGTCGTCCAAACTCAACTGGCTCCAAGCCCATCCAGCAAGCCCCATGATTGGGTTAATCAAAGCCATGTTTGCCGCACCAGCAAGCAAGAATGATGTGCCCATCATGCCAAAGAATTTAGTAGCTGCTTCTTTCTTGCCTTCTTTGTTGAGGAAGGGGAGCATCTTCTTAAAGTTGGTTAGCAGCAGCAAAGACATCTGCAACGGATACGTCTTGAACTGAAACGCAATCTTGCCAATACCTTGCTGCATAAACCGTGGGCGGTTTGTAACGTCGTAGTTACCCAGCGCTTCGTTGGTGGAGTCAACAGCTTTTTGTACGGCAGTGTCGTAGTCAAGTCCCTGCTTCTTACCCAACCGATACGCAGCTAGATACACGGCCTCACGGCTTAAACGCTCAGTGTTGTGCATCAATGCACCGACCATCAAGTTTGCAAGACGCTTGCCTTTACCTACAACACCCTCAAACTGCTCGGTGGACATGCTTTTGTAGCCCCACACCAAAGAGGCATAGGTTGACTCAGACACACCACGGGCTGTCATCTCACCGATAGCTTTGCGCTCGTCGGCAGGAAGAGTTTTGTTATTGGCAATGCTCGGCGCAGAAATAGAGGTTGTACCGTCTACATTAGGGCGGAATACGCTGTATTGATTAACCAGAGTGGTCATCTTTGCAAGCTCAGTAGCCGCACCTGTAGCGTTGTTGTAGTTACCAGCAAGTACAGGCAAACCAGAAATAAATATGCTAGAAGGCTGAATCAATGCCGACGCAGCAGAAGACAAGTACCAGAAGTAAGACGCTTTGTTTGCAACACCAGCAACAGACTCGCTTAAAGAACCGTGAGCGCCAGACAACGCCATGTCAATACGTTTCTCAGCTTCTTGCACAAACGGGGACAACTCTTCACGCTCGGCAATAGAGTTACGCGCTTCTGACATTGCGTTACGGAGAAGCGGCCCGTACTTCAAACGTGCCAACTGAATGGATTGTTTAGAAGCAGTAGTCGCAATGTTTCGCTGCAAGTCTGTACTAAAACCAGCCCGACCTTTACGGTGAGTAAACTGCCTGCGGAACGATTGCTCCGGCATTGTGGTCAGATAGATCTGGTAGACCGCATCCTTCAAACCTTCTTTAGCTTCAGGCGAGCCCAAGTCTTTGGCGTCGATTGCTGCAAAAACTTCTTTAAGCATCTCGCTTGAGTTCTGTGATGCGGCGCGTAGTTCTTTTAGGTCGTTGCCTTGCTCAAACTCTTTATCGGCCACCAACTCAGCTAAACTTTTCCCCCGTTCAGCCGCTAATTTTTTAGCCGCTTCATTACGTTCTGCGCGAGTCTCAAATAGATAGAACAAGCGTTGCTCACCCGAGCCAATGGCTAGGAAGAAATCACCACGGCGCACTAACGGGAAGAAAGGCTTGATCCTCGACTCGGCTTCAAATGTTTTACGCAAGACAGCCATCAGATTTTTCTTCTCTTCCGTAGTCATACCCTGCAAGTTATTTATCTGCTCGTCCAACAGATCAGAGTACAACTCAATGACTGACTCATAGTAGTCCCGCAACTTCTTGTACATGCGCTGACCGACAGGGCCGAGTGCTTTGTAGTCGTCATCAAGTTCTTTACTGCGTACACGGGTGCTAGTGTCAGACGGGTCTATCTCTGCCAGCGTAGTGGCGTACACAAATTCTGAAAATTTCTCACGGCTAAGTTTGGGGTCTTCCTTAAACCCACGGTTCATAGAACCAATTATCTGCTCTGCGCCAACCAAAAACTTCTGGGACATACCCAACATGCGTTGCATTTGAGTGTTAGCTTTATTTAGCGCAGGTATACCCGCATCAGCGGCCCACTTAGCTAAGAAGTCAAACGTAGGAAGGCGCACAGTAGCTTGTAGCTTGGCATACCCCAGCGCATCAGTTACGTTAGCCAGTATTTCGCGCACAGCTTTGGGGTCACGCGCCAACTGCATCAACTCAACGTTCTTAGCCTCTTCGCCTTCACGGGACAGCCGCACTTTTTCTTTTGCAATCTTTGCGTCTTTTTCAAGCTGAGCAGCGGTGCGTTTTACTTTAGAGTCGGCCTCTTCGTCGAACAAATCTTCTGGGCCTTTTTGTTGGAGCGAAGTTCTTCCTGTTTCAACTGCTGTCAGTCTTGTATCAAGCATCTTGTCTGTGATGTCAACCAAGTCAGTGAACGCAGTAGCTTCACCCTGCTTGATACCAAACAAATCACGGATACTGCTAACAAACGTAGAGAAGAGAGTTGGCTCTTTGCGTACACCTTGCACGCGCATCAAGAACTTTTGGAACTCCGGGCTAGACATGCCGTAAGCCAAGAACTCATTAGGGTCTTTAAATATGTCGTAGCTGTCTGTTTTGTCGTTGTAGGTTCTGCTAACTATGTCGTTAACGTCCTCATCAACCATGTCAAGGTACGCCAAGTCTTTGTATTCCTGCTCGGCACGCTTCATGATGCCGTCCATCTCGCGCATAAATTTCTGCAAACTAGCGTTTTTAAAGCCTTTCAATAGACCTGCTGTAATACGACTAGCCGTTGCTGCGTGCAACAATTCATGTAGCACTGTTATATTATTTATACCCTGTTGGTCTCCGAAGCTACTACCACGCACGTAGATAGTACGTTCTTTCCCTAGCATCACAAACAAGCCCCGCGCACCTTCTAACTCGGCAAGAATACTGGCCGGGGTTGCATCACCCTTCTCAACAACCACAAACTTAACGCCAACCACAAAGTTACGAATGCGCTGGGCCACAAACCGCTGGAACAGATTGCCTGTCTTGATGATTTGCGCAATTGCTTGCGAGCCGTTAACCAGTCCGCTAAACCCTGTGTCAGCTTTGGCTACTTTGGCCTCAGAAGAACGCATCTTTTTAGGAATGTCCTTGGGGTCGATGTCTTCTTCAAGCATCTGCTTGGCACGTTCACGCACTGCTTTGGGTGCGCTAGGATCATTTGCAGCGTCGTTGATATACATAGCTGCATTAGCTATGCTAGTTTTTTCTGCGGGCGAGTTATACGTCTCAAGCGCCGACTCCAAGGCAGCAAGTTCTACTTTGGTGTCCTGATCTACTTCAACAGTGCCGTCTTCTGATGGGGCTTTAGCTGGTCGGCCTCGGCCTTGTGAAGCAAGTGCTTTATCAAGTTCAGCTTGGTACTGAGTAGCACGGGCAGCATCGCCCCTGTCTTGCGCTTTAGCCAGATTTACAGCCGCAGTAGCTTGCTTCCTGTTCTTGTAGGTCGCGGTTACTGCACCGTCTGTAACGTGTTCAAACCCACCTTCGGGGTTCTGTGCTACTACATGCTTTTGCGGGGCGGGTGGCCGACCACGCTTACCGGTTACTGCTCCGGTTGTTGGTGGTGTTTGTCCTTCTTGCGCTGCTTCGATGGTTTCAGAGGTTTCAGTGCCAAGTGGGGCTCCTTCAGTTTCAGTTACGGGTTCTTCTATTGCGGCTGGTGCAAGTGTTTCAGGTGTTTTAGGTGTTTCAGTTACGGGTTCTTCTATTGCAGTCGGCTCGAGTCTTTCTCCTCCAACAACCCCTGTAACATCCTGTCCAGCAGGAACCACTCCACTTGGCTCAGCGACTCCAACTCCTCCGGCGGGGGGCTCTGCACTGGGCTGTCCAGCCACTTGAACGCTGTCTCTACTTGGCTCGGTGATAGTCTGTCCAACATTTGTTTCTCCTTGAGCTTCTACCCGCGCAAGTTCATCCGCTTGCACTTCCTCTTGAGCTAGGTTTTGGGCATCAATTACTGCTTGCTGTGGTGGGACGCCAGACGCAATTAAGTCTTGCGTGATTTGCTCAACACGGTTCTCAGGTACTTTTATGGCGGCGTCTTTATTCTCGGCCTTTAGCTGGGCATCAACTTTGCGTGTGGCAATATTTTCAGCGTTTTCTGCGGGAATACCTTGTTGGATATTAATTTCAGTAAGCGCGGCAATGCGGTCGGCGCGAACTTTTTCGGGTGTTGTTTCTAGTGGTGGCGCTTCTTTTAAGTCGTCGCTTGGACGCACTTTGCCAAGTTCGCCTAAGTTTGTATCCGTTGGTTTTTTCTCCGCCGCAAGCTCAGCGTTAATCACGGCTTGTTGCTCGGCCATCTTAGCGTCGCGTAAATTAGAACGCGCTTCTAGCGGAGCAGTAACGCCCTCGGCCAAAGCCTCAAGTAACACATCGGCGGGTTTGTTTTCACCTGTAGCTTTTTGCGCTGCAAACTCACCACCTGCGCCTCCAGCCATTTGGGTTGTTAATTCTTTGCCCCACGCCGCCATCGTAGCTTTTGTAGCCGCAGAGCCAGCAAGTTTGCCTTCCGCAATAAGAGCCCGTGCGGGCTTTAAGAACCTACCTGCTATGCCCATAGATAGAGCGTCGAATGCGCCGACGATTAAACCCCGCTTAGCGCCCTTGTCTTTGATCTCCGCAATAATTTTAGGGTCAGATAGAGCTTTGGACACCGCGTTTGCGTCCAGCATATTGACGCCTTTGTCTTGCAAGACATCAGCCATAACGGAGCCATACTCAAGACCACCAGAACTAAGGCCAGCCGCGCCAGAACGAGCCAAAACTCCAGCGGGGCCGAGCACCAAAGCAGGAGCCATAGCAGGCAAAGACACAGCCACCGACTCAACTAGCATGGTAAATGTTGCACGTGGGTTAGAAGCCAGAGCGGTAATAGCGTCGCCGTAAGTTTTAGCGTTGCCAATTTCTTCCATACCCTCACGTATAGCCTGTGATGGGGCAGCGGCAGCTCTTTGTTTTGCGTTACGCGCCAGCAAGCGTCCAGCGGCATCTGCGTCGGTTACACCGGTTTGAAACAAGAAACTTGTGGCCACATCGCCTAGGCTTGCGTCTACGCGCTTAAACATATTGCCCATTGCTTCTGCGACGTACTTTACGTCTGTTACGGGAGACTCAAAAAACTCCGTCTCGGGCGTTGCTTTAATTTCACCAGCGGGTTGGGCTTTAACGGCTGGTACAGGCGCAGCCATTGGCGCTTGCTGCTTAAAGTAGTCACTACCCCGCCCCTGTCCGTGCTTAACTACATCACCCCATTTGACGCCCATTTTCTGCAAGGACTGCTTCATCTTATTAAGGTCTGCACCCTCTTCAATAAGATTGACGGCGTCGTCTAGCATTTCCCTTCGGTCTTTGTACGGGGCGGCTTTAGCTGGCCCCGGTTCTTTGCCCACTACGGGCGCAATTGGGGTTTCAGCAGGGGCAATGTCAGCCGCCATTGCAGCGCCAAAGTCATATCCCGCTTTAGGCTCCGCAGCTTGCGTAGGTTTTTGTGTAGGCGCAGGTTGGCTCCCTGCAATTAAACGCTTAACAGTGGATTGGATTACCGCTGGGTCTGTGCCATCGGGAAACTCAAGAACTCGCCCATCTGCGAGTTGTGCCTCGATTGCCATAAGAACCCTTTACGGAAGTTGTTTACCCGCCGCATCAAATTTTAATACAGTCCTAGGGTTAGCAGATTGTGGGTTTACAGTTACATAATTCTTTTTAAACTTAGTTTCCGCAGCTTCTACGCTACCCGCATCCGCAACAGCTTTTTTCCACTCGCGGCTATTCATAAGCTTGTGTTTAGCAAGCGCTTCGTTTGCTGCAATATTTTCCTTAGACTCAACGGGTGCAATCCTAGTTGCAGCGTTAAGCCCCCCAATTTCACCAGTAGAAAACGAAGTCTTGGTTTGTTTTGCAGTCAATGCGCCAGCTTGTGCGCGTATACGTGCCGTAAATGCTTCTGGCGACTCACCTTTTTTTGGCTTACTAGTTGCCATTAGGTCAGCTACGTTATCTGCGTATAGTTGTTCAGCCAACTTAGGCCCAGCGCCAGCGCCAGCGCCTTTACCGGTAGCTCGATTACCTGTAACGCCTTTAGCGGCTAGGTTAGCCACGGCATTATTTAAATCAAACTCAGCTTTGTTTTCGTCTTGCTGGAACTTTCTGTAGTTCTCCATAGAAGCATCTGCGGCGCGTAAATTACCCATACGCTCTTTACGTTGTGCATCTTTAAGGGCAAACTGCATCTTAGCGTTAGCAGTTTTCATGGCTTGATCGGCACGGTCAACTTCGCCCATTGCACCTGCGTAAGCTGGCAGTGCGTTACTAGCGCCCTCAGAAAGACTACGGCCTTTAAGAACAGCGCCCGCCGCAGTCAACAGTGCCATAGCTTCACCAGTATTACGGCGTTTGGCTCTGTCGGCGTCTTCTTGCGCCCCACGTGCTATTTCAGGCCCGTAAATATCTGGGCCAGCATTTTTAGTCTCACGCTCTAAAAACTTTGCACGTAATGCTTCTTGTTCTGTCGGGTTTGTTTTTCGAGCCCTCCTTTTTTGCATATTTTCTATTTGTTTTATTAGCAGCGAGTTAAACCGATCAGTTGCACTACCTGTGCCAGCATCCGTAGCTGTATCCGTATCAGCGTCATCATCTACATACATACCTGTTTCGTCTTCGCTATACGGTGTACCGGGTGGCACGGTAAGCTCCCCACCGACTGGGGCAATGTTGTCCGTAACCAAACTGTTGTTATTTTCTTTGGTAGGCCCTGCAAACGCAACAATGCCGCCAGCAGCGTAGTCTTCTTCGGGCGTGTACATACCGGCCAAACCACCGGAAGCGGCTTGCATCGTAGGCTGTGGCATTGGGGGGCGCTGCGGCATACCTTGGGGGGCTTGACCCATTGCACCGGGCACCATCGCCCCTAGACCTTGCATCATAGGAGGAGGGGCCATGTTCTCAGCAACGATAGATGGGGACGAACTCGGCTGTTGTGCCTGACCCGCCATAGCCATTCTTTGAGATTCTTTGACCAGCTTCAGTGCATTTAGCGCAGTGTAGGGGTCTAGCTTAGGGTCAGGGCTCTGGCCCATCACCGCAGCTTGCAGAGCTTGAGGGTTTTGTTTGTACCGCTCGGCGTAGACAGATGCCATGTCAATCATGATTATTCCTTAAACCAAGTGATTCAAAGCAAGTGCGCCAATACCGCCGCCGTTTGATTCCACCGCACCGCCGTTGGCAAACAGTTTGCTGATACCAGCCGCGCCAAGACCCAACGATGCAATATTTTGTGCAGCCGAGGGAGGAGCTTGATAAATAGAACTACCTGTTTGCGACAGAGGCGTGCCGCGCAACATATCAGACATAAAGCTAAGCTGCTTATACGGGTAGTTCTGGAAGTTCAGATAGTCTTGGTATTTATTGTTTAAATCACTTTGCACCTGTTGCTGCTGTTGCAAACCGTACTGGTTCTGAAATGCGTTAATGCCCATGTTCTGTTGGTACTGCGTGTTGCCCAGATTGCCTAAATTTTGAGCAGCTTGACCAGCCGTTTGCAGACCCTGAAGACCTAGACCCGCACCAAACTGTTGCTGCTGAGCGTTAAGTTGGTTTTGAGCGTTGTACTGTTGCATTGCTTGGTTGTAAGCGTTTTGCAGCCCAGTAGCTTGGATGTCACCCTTTTGACGGGCTAAGTTATTTGCTGCTTGGCTACGCATAAGGTAGTCACCGCTACCGCCAAATGCACCCGAACGAGCCGCTTGAGCTTGCTGCGCTTGTCCTGCAATTTGAGCTTGGCGTTGAGCGTCCTGCTGCTGCCGAGCCACCACATTGTCCATGTAAGGACTCATCAGGTTTTGAGCAGCCGAAGAGTTAAAGTTCGCCGGGTTAAACGTGTACTGTGTATT